ATCATTTGAATATGGAACAGCAGATACTTCAATGAGGGGTGTACCTCTATTTACGCTAGTAGAAATGATCTTAATTGGGTTCAATTTAATCTCACCCTTCACATAATCAATAATACCAATATTCTGTTTAACAACAACTGGTTCAGAAGGCGAATTCAACTTGAACAAGAATATACTACCAGTCTTCAAACCATGATTGGGTTTGTCACCCAGGTACACATCACCAGAAATACCACTTACTCTAAAAGCAGATGTCTTGATGTTATATCCAATAACAGTTCCATTAGAAACTGGAGAGTGTCCATGATTCTTGATATAGAATCTATTTCCAAAACACAACTCATATTCAGCAAATGTATTCAAAAGAGGTTCCATATCTCTTCTCATCTGAACAGTAGTAATGTTAGATGTGATTGAACCCTGTGTATCATCAATAATCTTCTGATACTTACTAAACTTAAACCTAGCACCAAACTTGTTCAACTCTGTAGAGTTAGCATAACCATTGATACTATTAGTTACAAGTGAACCAACTACGCTAGCAGAGGGTGCTTTGTTCTCATTATAGTAAACATAAGAATCAGTCTCAACATACAGATACTTAAGATCAACAATCTCACTTACAATACCTGCTACTGAATACTTTCTCAGTTCTCTGGAAACATCTTCCTTAATAGTACTAGAAAGATAAACACCATTCTCAGGTTTGATGCTGATGAATACTTTACCATATTGTGGAGGATTGAGTACTTCACCACCAAATGCTGAAACAGATTCTGCTTCTGAGTAAATTCTTGGTATCAATACTTCATAATCTGCTGCAGTTACAGCACGATTTTGTGATGCATAGATCAGTGGAGCATTCTTTTTAATTGATTCAACACTTTCAATATCAGAACCACCAAAAGATTTTTGTTCTGTTGTGATTAATGAAATGCCATTTGTAATTGGTGTATTATTGTTATCTGCTAACTGAGCAGCAAAGGTAAACTCTGAGATATTATTCCCAGATTCACCACTTGATGTAATATAACCAATCTCTACAATATTAGGTTCTTCTAATTTTGTGCCAAATATTCCATCACCAAACAGTAATTCATATCTCTCATTATCAACTTCTTGAATAAAGTAGACAGGAGAAGTAGAATTTACTTCATACAGACTACTGAACTGTTTATAGACTCTTGTAATAGTAGATCCAGATCCTTCTCTTACTAATACTGTGATTAAATCAGTATCAATTCCACTATTGGTAAGGATGTATTTTTGATTGGGTGTTCTAGAACTTACATTAAATGATTGAGTAATATGTGTTCCTTCATAAATCTCAATATCATTAAAGATAGCAAGTCCTTCACTGCTTACTGCAACGGTAATATCATCAGGTATAGAAAATACATAACTCTTATTTGAAAATCTATTAGAAGAAAGTGCTACAATTCCTCTCTTAAGAGTTACAGATACTGCTGTAGTTGATGATGTATCTACTGAAAAAGATATTAATGCCTTTGCTGCATTCCTTGACTTAGGAACATATCCTATATTTCTTGCTAAAGAAACAACATTCTCTCTGAGTGTTGCTCCATCAATAAACACCTCATTAGTTACCATATTGGCATTATATGAGTTGATGTAAGTATTATAGGCAAGTGTGTCTATAATAGTAGAAAGATTGGATCCTTCATAATCATAATCTGTGAAGTTTGAATTCGCACGAAGATAGTCCTTGATGGACGTCTTTATTTGATCAAAATCTAAATTGCTGAAATTAACTAACGGCATTTTACCTAGTGGGTTCTAATGCAAATGTGAGTTCTTGTGCTTGTGCATCTGCACCTATAATAATATATTGAATCTTAACATCAAATGCATTTGAATCTACATTTGCTTTGACTAATACATCAATTAATCTTACTCTAGGTTCATAATTTTTAATAGTATTACGTATTTGAAGATCAATACTAGCAGCAGTAATTGCATCTAGATTGTCAAATAACAATTGTCTGACCCTAGATCCTAATGCAGGACTGAATGGTCGCTCACCAGGACCAGTGAGAATCAAATTACGAACAGATCGTGCTATAGCATTCGCATTAGTTAACCCAATCAAATCATAATTGAGTGGATTAACTAGAAAGCTAGCACTTATATCCTTAAATGGTACACTAGTCCTTTGAACTGGCAAATTTACACAAGAATTCTACCTTATTTAGTAGACTAATCTTCAGTTAATACGTTCTTTGTACCACAGATACACTCATGGTTAGGATCAGAGCAATCAGTTGTCTCAAATAATCCATCAGTATTCTTTTGTTTTTTATTCTTAGGTGTTAAATTATCATTTGCAATCTCACGTAACATATTATTAGGTGCTTGACTCCAATAATTCCTATGTAAATCATTCATTAATTAAAAATCCCTTTCTATAAAAATCGTCATCATCAATGTATCTATACCCTTTAGGTATTACTTCAGGAACCTTATCCCATACAGGTATAGCAACACTATTCCCATACCTAAAATCAGCATTAGGACGAAAGTGTACCTCTATTAATTTGTTACCAATAGTCTCAATATTAATCCATTCATACTTATTCTTTAAATTATCTAACACTGGATTCAAAGGAATCTTTTCATTTATTATTTCCCATCTATCCCATCTATAATATGTTTCCGCGGATTTTAGACCATAAACAACTAATGCACATTCCCCCCAATGATAATCAATGGATTTATGTTGCCCCTCAAAGATCTCACACCAAAACTCCCCTGGATGTAAATGTTCTGTAGAATTAGACAAATATTCCTTTCTGGCATATCTACCCATTCCCATGAAATTCATAGATGGTCTTACAATATAAAAACCAGGTGATGGTACTTCTAATCCTGCTGGACCACAAGTATAACCACACACCTGGCTGAGTTGTAATTTATTATATACCCACAGATCTTTTGGTGAAATAGAATCCCACTCCTCTGATACTGTGAGTTTATACATTAACGTCCTTGACCTCTATAACGTTTCTTTTTAGCATTACTGCTAGTTGCAGCATACTTTGTATGCTTCCCTGTACCCTGTCTAGTTTTCTTGGGTTGTGATTCAATGAATACTGTACCCAACAGTGACTTTCTTACTTTTGACATATTATTTACCTATAGAAAAATTAAATTACACGCATCTTCTCATGACCCACACGAATACGTGGATCACACCAAATCTCATACCCTGCCTCAATAGCATCTAAACAGAATGAGACATCTTCACCACACATATCCTGTACAGCACCAGATTCAAATACTTGCATCTTTGGTGCAAACCATGGATACTTCATATCAGTATTCTCAAAGACACCCTTCTGAATCATTACCCAACCAAATCCAGTATAGTCTACAGTAAATGGCTTCTTACGCTTAGTAATACCTTCTACCATCTCATGATTCATAACCCCACCATTATTACGGAAATCATCCTCATCTAACCAATGTGCTACTGATGTAGTCTGACCATCTTCTGTACTATACCATCCAGCACTAATAGGCTTCTCTGTTCCATCTTCACTTAATGCAACATCACATAATTGCCAAAACTTCTCAGTGTTGAAAACAATATCACTATCAATCCACAACTGATAATCATATGCTAACTTACCATCCCATGGAATTTGATCAGGACCACGCAATACATTCGCTCCTAAACACTTACAACGAGCGAAATTTACCATAGAACTATAGTCCTGACTAATCTGAATGCTCATTCCATTCTGTACTAGATCAAAACATAACTGTACAAAGTTCTTCATAAACGTGTAACTACATCCACGCCCAGGTAAACAAAATACAATTCCCTTTCCTTTCATTCGCGCCTTGATGGCATCATAATCCCATTCTGCTTTCTTCTCTTTGGGCGCTGCGGCTTTCACAGTAAATCCTTTTGCCATGATTGATAATTCACTACAATGTCATTTTATCAGGTTATATATCCTCTGTCAATAGGAAGACTCTTCAATACTAGGTGTGGTTTCTACAACCTCATATGAAAGATCATCCCCCTCATACTCAGTCTGTAACATACCTACCATGGCATTTAATTCAGTCCACTTTCCCTCAAAGTTCTCTTCCTTTATACTAGGTAATATACATTCATTTTTTAGGTATATGTGGTAAAATTTTTCTGGGGCAATTTTTTTCATATCACCGTTTCTCCTTTTGAAATTATATAGTAGAATAAAAAAAAAGAGATCAATATAGATCTCAGAGGAATATACTTTTGTAGGTTGCCCTAGACCGGTCTTTTTCGTAGGGGGGGGGTCCTTTGAATACCTTAGAATATATTAGAATACCTTAGAATTCCTTTGGATACCTTTGGATACCTTTGGATACCTTAGAGGTTTCGCTAAGCCCCCATAAGAACTTAACATAACCCCCTAAATCACTGTCGTATTCACAACACTGTCAGTATAGCACATGTGCCCCCTATGTGTCAACCACTGTGAGTCACTGAGTGTTACATAGTGTCACTGCTAAGTATCAACAATTCTCTGAGAGTTACTGATAATAATGCATATGCAAGTGTCACAGAAAGTATCAGATACTGTCCCCCTGTGCTTATCAGTTAGTGTGTCCCCTGTGTGTTACATAGTGTCCTCTCAATGTTTATATTATAGAGCATAAGACTGTCCCTGTCAAGTAAAACCCTGGGTGGACAGAAATATATGTGGACCCCCTTGACTTTTGAGAGTTTGTGTGATATAGTGCAGTCTAAGATCGCTATAAGTATGAGGGTTTTTAAGGGTCTTAAGTGAAGGTTTTTATGAGGGTTTCTAAGGGATAAGGAGGATCTTAAATATACCTTTTCCACAGATTATCACTCAATAACCACATAAAAGACCCCCTTTTCCACAAGGTTGTTGAAAACCAACAAAACACTCATATACATTTATTAATACCTTTTTAATTGATTTAACATAAAAAACATGCTATTTATAAGGGTTTTTTAAGGGTATTTCTTGATTTCTCATGTATTAGTCCAGTTCGTTACTTTCATCACTTCATCATCAATCAGTTCACCTATTTGTTCGTAAATGTAATCACTACCTCCTACCTCATTAAGAACATTATTAGTATCATCTTGTGAGAGATACTGTTCATCATCAAGTATATCTTCAAAGTAATAAACATCTTCCTTAGTATAGATGAATGATGCACATGTAGCATTCTCTCCTTGTTGTTCAATGAGTTGATTTACTTTGTCTTTGAGATCAGATAGTGTGTGATACATTGTGATTAGTTAGAGAAAAGGATTACAAGTAGTTTGTTTAAGTGGTTCTCCTAATTGATCCTTTGTTGGTATAGGATCATGAGGACGATATGCATTAATTAAGGGAGCTAGTTGATACATCAATGATGTCTCTAACTGTGTATCTCTTAAGTATCTAATATCGTAATTTATTTCCCTACTCCATAATCAGTTAGTGCTTCTGGGTTAGTTGTTACATAGTCTCCATATGATGAATAAGGACTATTAGTAACTGTATTGACTATCTTATCATATTCTGTTGTATCTTCATTATAATAGTTGATAACTTCGTCCTTCATATCTTCTTGGTCAAGGTTATCAAATGAGTTCATAAGTTGATCGAAGGCTATCTCTAAAAGTGTCTCTAAATCCATGTTATCAGTAACACGAATGCAGAACTCTTTCTTGAGTTGATTAAGTTGGTCTGATGTTAATTGAGTCATGAGTTTGAGTTAATGAGTGTGAATGTTTTAGTAGGATTGCATCGATACAAATAATCAAGATGTTCCTGAAAGTATTCTGGTTTATACAATGTAGTTAAACCAGTTTCTAGAATTGATTTAGAATCATCTTCATTAGTAACCTCAATCCTCTGTGTTGTATTCCAATCTATATTTGTTATCAAAGTTCCTCCATCATTTCATTCATTTCATCTGCATTAATCTTTGGATCGTTCCACTTAACACCGTCACCAGTTTCATTCATAAAGTTACCGATAGTTGCATCAGTGAAACATCTCACGAATGAATCCCATGGGGTATCATCAACACTACAGAACTTGACACAAGCCTTTGCAGTATTATACAGAAATTCATCATTACCGATCCATAGTGATGCGTTCCAGGTTTCGTAGTTAGTCCAACCGTTGTAAGTTGTGTTTGTCATGATTTGAGTTGATTGAGTGGTCATACTATAGGGACACTTTAGAGGTTACTAACAATCTACCATTGGTTAGTTTGTATCAAATACTTTCGGATCTCAGTATAAGCAAACTCTTGAATACTAGGGTCAGTTGTTGTATCTAATACTTGATACATTCGATTGATATAATCACTCTTTCTTGTGACACTAATATTCTCTTTCTCAGTCAATCCTAATTCACTGTTACCATTAGTCTTGACTTTATTACGTCCAAAGTTTCCTGATACTCGTCCAGTTGTTCTTAACTTGGGTTGAATCTTAGAGAGGTTTGAATAAGTCATGATGTCAAAGAAGAATCAGAATTAAAACAATAGAATAAAACTTAGCGTAGACTTTAGACCATTCTTTTTTGGTTTTGATCATTGAAGAAAGACTCAGAATAGTTCAGAGAAACAATACCTAGAAACAATCCGATTGGAGAGAAGTAGGAGAGAGAAGTCTGAACCCTATACCATAGGAACACTTTAGAGGTTACTAACTTTATTAACCACCATATACCTCCTCCCCAAGAGGAGTTTCGGAACCAACATACTCACGAATATCAGAAGGATCTGTTGATCCAAGATATACCTCACTGAAGAGGATTGCATCCTTTTGATCAACAAACTCCACACTTACATTATCATACATTGTAGGATTGAAACTAACAGATAGTGGTGTTACATTTGCAGTTTCACATACTTTAGTAACGTCGGTGAGTGGACAATCAGAGAGAAAATCGTATTTGATGGTGATAGACATAGTTTAGAAACGTG